TCACCAGCTGGATTCAATCGTGGTGCAATCAAGAATGCTGTAAGATTAGCTTGGAATCCAAACCAAACTGAACGTGATATCATTTATCCATTGGGTGTTAACCCTGTTGTTACCTTCCCTGGTAATGGTATTGTTCTGTATGGAGACAAGACTCTGCAAGCAAAACCTTCTGCATTCGATAGAATCAATGTACGTAGACTGTTTATCGTTCTAGAAAAAGCGATCAGTATCGCAGCTAAATATTCATTGTTCGAATTCAATGACCAATTTACTCGCGCACAATTCGTATCCCTAGTTGCTCCATTCTTGCGTGATGTGCAAGGTCGTAGAGGAATTTATGACTTCCGTGTTATTTGCGATACTACAAATAATACGCCTCAAGTTATTGATTCTAATCAGTTTGTTGGTGATATCTATATTAAGCCAGCAAGAAGCATCAATTTCATAAAGCTGAATTTCATCGCCGTTGGTACTGGTGTAGCGTTCTCAGAAGTTACTGGTGCTTAATATATACAAAGAACAATAATAGGAGACAACAATGGCTTTCAACGTAGCAGAATTCAGAGCAAATATGGTTGGAGACGGTGCCCGTCCCAACCTGTTTGGTGTAACCCTAACATTTCCTCCATTCGTCGCAGCAGGAGCAGCAGCTGGATCAAAAGTATCTTTCATGGCAAAATCTGCACAATTGCCTGGTGCATCGATTGGTCAAGTTCCTGTATATTATTTTGGTCGTGAAATTAAGCTTGCAGGAAATCGTTCATTCGCAGACTGGACACTAAATATCATTAATGATGAGGACTTTGTTATTAGAAATGCATTGGAAGTTTGGTCGAATGCAATCAATTCTCATGCTGGTAATTTGAGAAACACTTCAGCAAAAACACCAACATCGTATACTGTTGATGCTGTAGTTACTCAATATGGTAAAGCAGGAGATACTTTGAAGTCTTATGATTTCATAGGTTTGTTCCCTGTTGACATTGCTCCAATCGATTTGGATTGGGGTTCAAATGATACCATCGAAGAATACTCTGTAACATTCGCGTATCAATGGTGGGAAGCAAATACTACAACTTAATGTGGTATTTTTTCGTTATGATTAAAGGAGAACAATTTTGGCATTAAGCCTTTTTGGTTTCACAATATCGCGGGAGAAGGAAGAGAAGGATGCGTCCACTCAACCTTCTTTCGCAACACCCAATAATGATGATGGTGCTCTCACCATTACATCAGCAGCATACTATGGTACGTATGTTGACTTGGATGGTACTGCAAAAAATGAAGTAGAATTGATTTCTCGCTACAGAGAAATGTCGATGCAGCCTGAGATAGAATCTGCCATCGATGATATCGTCAATGAAGCAATCGTGCAAGATGATGACGGTAAAAATCTGAAGCTTGTCATGGATAATCTGAAGCAACCAGACAAGATCAAAAAATCAATTCAGGAAGAATTCAACAACGTTCTGAGACTATTGAATTACAACAATATGGCTCAGGACATATTCAGACGATACTATATCGATGGTAGACTTTTCTATCATGTGATTATAGATCGTGAGAATCCTACTCAAGGTATCAAAGAACTTCGATACATCGATCCTAGAAAAATACGCAAGATACGCGAAATCAAAAAGCAAAAAGATGAGCGTACTGGTGTCGATATGATGAATGTTGTAAACGAATATTACATTTACAACGAAAAGGCAGTCTCGGGATCGCAATCAAATTATGGTCCAGTTGGTGTCAGAATTACTAAAGATTCGATCATCAATATCAATTCTGGGCTGATGGACTCTCGTAGAGCAGTTGTTCTATCATATCTGCATAAAGCTATAAAACCTTTGAACCAGCTACGCATGATCGAAGATGCTACAGTCATCTATCGTATCTCACGCGCACCTGAACGCAGAGTATTCTATATCGACGTAGGTAATTTACCTAAGCTTAAAGCGGAACAGTATTTACGCGATATTATGGTAAAATACAAGAACAAACTTGTATATGATGCAAATACAGGCGAAGTCCGTGATGATCGTAAATTCTTGTCGATGATGGAAGATTTCTGGTTGCCGCGTAGAGAAGGTGGTAAAGGTACAGAAATTACTACACTACCAGGTGGTCAAAACTTAGGTGAACTAGAAGATGTCAAATACTTCGAAAAGAAATTGTACAAAGCATTGAATGTTCCAATGTCTCGACTGGAATCATCAGAAGGATTTTCTCTAGGAAGATCATCAGAGATTACCAGAGATGAACTGAAGTTTTCAAAATTTGTTGATAGACTTCGTAACAAATTTGCTGAATTGTTCGATCAGACGTTGCGTGTGCAATGCGTACTTAAAGGTATATGTACAGACGATGAATTCACCGAATTCAAAGAAAACATGTACTATGATTACATCAAGGACAACAATTTCACAGAGTTGAAAGAGGCTGAATTGATGCGCGACAGACTTACTCTGTTGCAACAAGTCGATCCTTATACCGGTACATATTTCTCTATGGATTGGATTCGTAGGCATGTTCTTCGTTTGACTGACGATGAAATCGCTGAAATCGATAAAGAAATCGAAGAAGATAAGAAAGATGGTGATCATATTCCTACAGAAGTGAAGAATATGGTACTTCAAACTTCGATGACAACTCAAGCGCAAATGGAAGCACAAGGGCAACAACCTGGTGCACAAAATCAGTCTCAAGGTCAATCATCGAATCAAGATCAAACTAAAGGTGATTTGAATCTCACAGGCGAATCCACTCTACTGAAAAAAGTACGTAGAGTATTATAAATAATTAACGTTTAATTCGAAGAGGTTATCATGAGTGATCCAAGAAAAGTTGTTGACTATGCAATGGATGGTGAGGCGTCTAAAATGCGTGATGAGTTATACTCAACCATCTATGATAAAGTCAATGCACATATTGAATTGAAGAAGCAAGAAATCGCTAGAGGTTTAGTTGGTCAATACGAAGAGCCTGAACAACAGGAATAATGCTGCATCAAAACATTCAAGAATTGATAGGATATGATCGAAGAAGATACCAAACCTGGATTACCTAAGGCATCACAAGACCCACCTGCGGTTTTGATCATGCGTAGGAAATCGATAAGGCAATTTGGTACTGGTCAAAAAGTAGCCATATATTATGTGGATAAATTGGACAAGTATATTACAGTACCATATGGTGGTATGACATGGACGGTAGAGCAATCAGAACCAGAATCAAATACTGAAGTATTGGAAGAACATGTAATGGATCATTTGGCTGATATAGTGAAAAACAAACAGGCTAAAAAAGTTAAGTTTCAAGACGGTTCAACTATGAGAGTGGACACAACAACTGCAAATGCAATCTTGAAAGTGCATGGCGCACTAAATCATGAGAATAAACAAAAAGTGAGCGACATGGTACATAAAGGTAAGTCACATTTTCAGAAGGTGGCAGATTTTGCAATGAAGCACACAAAATTTAGAATAGGATAAAAAATGCCAAATAAATTTACATACCAAGTTCTGAGAGATAGCACAACCGATGCTGTTATAAAATTGACAGGTCAATTTGATGGTTCAGGTCAAGAGGCTAACAATGCAAGAATTGTTGCCAATACATTTTATGGCGCATTAGATGCAAATGGTGTTCCTTTGAGAAGTGCATTGAGCGTCAGCAATACACCATTACCATTTTATGGTCTACAACTAACGCAATGCCAATATTTTGTGAACATGCCAACAAACAACCCACCAGGTTCGGTAGAACTTTATTGGTCTGGAGATACACCTGCAAACAATGCAACAATCTTCTACCTAAACTATAACGGTGAATTCGGTAGCCAACAGCAGCCTGCTATTAACAATAATGCATTGGGTCCTAAAGTTGGAAATCTGGGTGTTAATACATATGGTGCAATTGCAAATACTGCATATACGTTAGTTTTGACGTTCAGAAAAGACAATGCACACTATCAACGTGGTCAATTCAATGATCCTGCTGCATTCAATTATGGTACATATAAACAAACTCCTTAATATGACATGAGGGATATAGTTGATGCGATATTGGAAGGCAATGGATCAAAATTAAAAGATTTGATCCATTCTCGGCTATATGAAATAGCGAGATTGAAAGCTGACATGTTGCGTTTGAGTATGGTAGCAGAGAAATATAATGATGAAATTACTGAAGCAAACATAGTAAAAACTGGCAGAACGAAATTAATCAGAGTCAGGGTGAGAGCAGGAAAAATACAGAGAAGAAAAAAATTCTCTGCTGTGAGAGGTTATACAATACGTCAAGGAAGAATGGTACGAATGTCTGCTCTTGAAAAAAGGCATCGTAAAATGGGAGCGCGAAGAGCAAAAATAAAGCGCAGAAGTAAAAAGAGTCAGATGTTAAGGAAACGAAAAATCTCACTAAGAAAAAGAAAAGCATTGGGGATCAGATGAAACTAATACGAGAAATCACAGAAGCAGTCAATACCATTACAGAAGAATCTGATGGTAAAAAGACATTATACATCACAGGACCGTTTTTGGTATCTGAAAGAAAAAACAAGAACAATAGGATGTATAAGGAAGAGACTCTGAGAACTGAAGTTTCTCGTTATACCCAAGAATATATTTCAAAAAACCGTGCCTTTGGTGAATTGGGTCATCCTGAT